TGATGCCACAGCCAAACTTGTTAATATTGGTGAGCAAAAGGGTATTGGTAATATCAATACTGTCATTGATACCATCAAGAAGGACAAGGAACTACAGGCATATCTTAAGACTGGTGGCTTTACTGGCACTGGCACAAAGGCAATCACAGATACTACTGAGGCTAAGTCTAATCTTAATAGTTTCTTCCTTGATATGTTTAACGATAAGCCAAGTAAAGCAGAAGTAAATGCTTATCAAAATGCACTCAATGCCCGTGAGAGAACCGCTAAGGGTGGTATGTCGGCGCAAGAGCGCAACGATATCATCTTATCTATTGCCAATAAGAGACTATCTTCACTGACTTCAGGTGCCCTTACAGGGGATATGACCGCAGCAGAGAAGTTAGATGAAGGTCAACTAGGTAAGAGAGTCCGTGAGATTCGTGCACAGTACGAAGAGAACGGTATTCCTGTTAGCGATAGAACTGTCTACAAGTTAGCAGGCAAGTCATTCCGCAGTGAGACTGCTTGGGATACAGTGCAAGAAGACATTGTTCGCAGTGCATCACTCCAATGGGGTAAGGCTGCCGAAGGTCTTAAGCCAGGACAGACTGTACGCTCACGCCTACAGCCATACATCACCCTTCGCTCACAGATTCGTAACGTACCTGAGGACCAGATTAAGACTCAGGATGTAGTCGATGCCCTTAATGCAGACGGAACATTAAAGAATGTTGCTGACTATAAGGCAGCACAGTACAAGAGCGATGACTATCTTAACGGTGATGAATACAAGTCTGTAGTTCTTAACGATACCAAGACCGTACTACGTAACTTTGGAGTGATGTAATAATGGCGAAGAAACCTAAACTTGCTCCAACAGTAACTATTGGTGGAGCGCCAGCAGGTTACAGACCTGTTGCATCAGTGCAACCAACTGTTACTATCGGTGGTGCACCAGCAGGATATAAGCCTACTACATCAATGCAGCCAACCGTCACCATTGGTGGCGCTCCTGCTGGCTATACACAGACAACTACACCTAACTATATTACAGGTGAGGGTGTGCCAGGAGTAGGTGGTTTTACCCCTACACCTAATTACATTACTGGTGAAGGAGTATCACAACCAGGTGTACTTCCTAAGGTAACAGTAACCCCAAAGACATCACCATTCGATGCAGCAAGTGATGCAATCCTTGCCAATACACTTAAGTCTTATGGAATGGAAGGTGTTGCTGCAACGATTGCACAGATTCGTGCAGACTATCCAGAGATTTCCAGTGAGAACCTACTACTTCTACTTAAGAATGATAACCGCTACAACGCTGAATACAATAAGCGATTCGCTGGTAATGTTAAGTTAAAGGCAGCAGGGCTTCCCACTCTTGATGATGCTACATATCTTAAGACTGAAGATGAATACAAAAAGATTTTTACAGCGTATGGTGCAACATCACTAGCAACCAAAGATTACTACGCAACACTTATCGGTAATCGTATGGATGCGGTAGATGTTACTGAACGTATGAATAAAGGTTATGCTCGAATTATAAATACACCAGGAGTCAAGCAGGCTTTCCAAGCCTTCTACTCTGCAGCGACAGATGGTGACATCCTTGCTGTACTAATGGACCCTGAGACACAGTTCCCTATTCTGGAAAGAAAAGTATTAGCAGCAGAAATTGGCGGAGCAGCACTTGCTCAAGGTCTAAAGACAAGCCTTGCTACTGCAAACGAACTCGTCGGTGCTAACGTAACACAAGCCGCAGCGCAAACAGGATACTCAACTATCGCTCAAGGTATGGGTACATACGAGAAGATACTTGAAATGAATACTGGAAAAGATGTTAAGACAGAAGATGTCCAAGCAAAACTTGAAGCATCGAAACTTAAGAAAGAAGCCAAGGCTATTCAAGAAGAGCAGGCTGCTATTGGCGTAGAGGTTGCAAGATTCTCTGGAGGTCCAGGAAGATTTGCATCTAAGGATAGAGCCCAAGGCTTAATCTAAAACAAGAATCCTGAGCGGACCTACCAGCCCCGCCAGCGTAACAGACTGGTAGCAAGAGCCAGACCAATCCCCCGACTGGAACCTGAGGCTTGCGAACTAACTAATAGAGAAGGGTGGCAGTTGCTATGAGCAACAACTACTGGGATGAAGAAGACGATGACCTCGATACCGATGTATCGGAGACACAAATGGATGGAAGCGACCTCTTAAAGAAGTTGCGGAAAGCCAAGCGTAATGACGAGAAGCGTATCAAGGAACTCACTGAGCAACTTGAGGGACTAACCAAGTCGCAGCGTGAGCGAACCGTCAAGGAAGTCCTAGAAAAGAAGGGTGTGAATCCTAAAGCGGTACGACTAATCCTCAAGGACATCGACGATGTATCTGAAGAGTCAGTGAATAACTGGCTAGAAGATAACGGAGATTTGTTCGGGCTTACTCAAACTCAGGAAGCACCGCAAGCGAGTGAGACAGACCGTGCTGCATTACGTCAGCAGGATGTTATGACTCAGGGTGCAATAACACCCGACAGAGCAGAGAACTTAAGTTTGAGAATGGACCAGGCAGATAACCTGGATGATTTCTTGAATGTTCTCCGTTCGCAATAAATCCAATCATAGTTTCTAACACTAAAGGAATAAACCTAAATGGCAAACGCATACGTATCCACAGGTTCCTCCTCACTCGGAGGTACCGCTGGTGCTGCTGGTCTTGTACAGAAGGCTTATGACCGTCTCTTGGAGTTCGCACTCCGTTCAGAGCCACTCATTCGCTCAGTCGCAGACAAGCGCCCAGCACAGCAATCAATCCCAGGTTCAACAGTAGTTCTACAGCGCTACGTTGACCTTTCAGCAGCAACAACTGCACTAACAGAAGACACTGACCCAGATGCAGTAGCAATGTCTACACCGACATCAGTCACCATTACTCTTAACGAGTACGGTAACTCTGTCCTTGTAACACGTGCTTTGGAACTCTTCAGCCTCGCTGATGTAGACCCAGCAATTGCAAACATCATTGCGTTCAACCTTGCAGATTCAATCGACCAGGTTGCAATGACAACACTTCGCGGTGGAAGCAATGTAATCTACTCAGGTTCAACTGCTACATCTACAGCAACAGTCACAGCAGCAGCAACACTTTCATCAGCAAACCTTCGCCGCGCTGTTGCTAAGTTGCGTGCTAACAAGACAACAGGTCGCAAGGGTTCACTCTACTGGACTGGTATTCACCCAGAAGTTTCACACGACCTTCGTGCCGAGACAGGCTCTGCAGGATGGCTTCTTCCAAATCAGTACGGTTCAGTTCAGGACCGCATCTGATGCGTCACCGCCCAATGGGTTGGTACGGCGTACTCGGATTTGCTCGCTACCGTGAAGAAGCACTATACCGAATCGAATCAGGTTCATCAATCGCTTAGTTGATTGACGGGTGAGGCTAGGGAAACCTAGCCTCATCAGTAAGTTCACTAAGGAGAACTAATGGCAAATTATATATTCAGACCACCTTATGTACTTGAGGGTCCATCAGGTAAGCATCGCTTGTTTTACTTTGCCACATTACGCAAAGGTGTAAGCATCGCTAAAAGCGGTGGAGTATATTCACGAGTTCGCTATGTAGTTGATTCAACCATCGCGGAATACGAAGAGTTTTATTCTGGCGGATGTCAACACGTAGTCAATGATGCAACAAAGACTGCACTTATTGCAGGTGGCGTTGGAGTAACAGAGGCAAACTTTACAGCACAGTAGGGGACACAATGAATTTACATCAGATACAAAAGCATCCTGAGTATGTCGAAGGTTGCTTTGGTTGCAAGATAGGAACGCTTGAACTAGGAACTGGTGATGCAACAAGAGACATCTCTGACAAGAAATGGACCTCTGAATTGCAGGCTTACCGAGATGCGAGAGCACAGGGTATGCAGCCAGCGGGCACTACACGTGCTCACGTAGAAGCAGCATATGAAGCGTCAGCGACATTGGGCAAGGCGTACAACTCCGAGACAATGCCAAAGACAAAAGATATAAATAAAAAATCAACCGAGGTACTCAAGGAAATAGGAGCAATATAATGCCAATGGTCGGAAAAAAGAAATTCCCTTACACCGCAAAAGGTGAAAAAGCAGCAAAGATGGAAGCCACAAAGACAGGCAAGCCAATGAAGAAGGCTGCTGCTAAGAAGATGGCAATGAAGAAAATGGGCAAGAAGAAGTAATGATGAACGCAAAACCAAAGCCAATGGCAACACCAATGGCTGGACCAAAGACTCGTATTGCTCCTATGCAATCAAAGGCAGAAGCAAAGCGCCAAGAGAAGGCACTTGCAGAACTGATGAAGAAGCGTGAAATGGAAGCAAGACGCACTGGTATGTGGAACAACTACAACACGAACTAAGGAAAATTATGACAGACCCTAGACTAAAGCGAGCAGGAGTGTCAGGCTTTAACAAGCCTAAGCGCACACCGAATCACCCAACTAAGTCGCACGTTGTTGTGGCTAAATCAGGAGACCAGGTTAAGACTATTCGCTTTGGTCAACAGGGTGTGACTGGCGATAAGAAGCCAACAGCACGTCAGGCTTCATTCAAAGCACGCCACGCAAAGAACATTGCTAAGGGTAAACTAAGCGCAGCATACTGGGCAGATAAGGTGAAATGGTAATGGCAAAGAAAGTAGCAT